AATTCTGCTGATCCAGCAAACGGAACTAATGCTTTAATTACAAGTATTACGGCAAGAAAATCTGGAGATTTTGTTCCGTTTTTAGGTTCAGGTACATCTACTTCAAGAACTAATCATATAAATTTTGGTCAAGGATTTTTTGGAACAACGGCTGTGGCAAGTGCAAACGCAGACGCAAATGGTCATGGTGCTTTTGAATACGCAGTACCATCAGGATTTTACGCAATCTGCACAAAAAACATAAAGGAGTTTGGATAATGGCATACATAAGTTTTCAACCTAACGATAATTTTAATACTAAAATTTATACAGGTAATTCAGGAACACAAGCATTAACAGGTGTAGGATTTCAACCTGATCTAGTTTGGATTAAAAATAGAAATGATTCAAATAATCAATCTCATGTTTTATATGATGCTGTAAGAGGAGTTACAAAATATATTTCTAGTAATTCTACTGGAGCTGAAGGAACAGAAGCTGCTGGTGTAACTGCTTTTGGAACAGATGGTTTTACAGTTGGAAATACTGTTACTGTAAATACAGGTTTTAATTATGTTGGTTGGAACTGGAAGGGTGGTACTACATCAGGAATTACTACAAATGGTTCAACAACAATTACTCCATCTTCTTATTCTTTTAATGCTACAGCAGGAATTGCAATTTTAAAATTTACAGGCAATTCAACAGGAGGTGCAAAATTAGCACATGGTTTAGGTGGTTGTGATTCGTTTTGGATTAAAAGAACAGCATCAGCAGGAGATGATTGGAGAATATATCATAAAGATATTGGTGGAACTCATAATCTTAAATTAAATAGTGATGATGGAGATGCCTCAGGAAGTAACATATTTAATGATACTGTTCCTGATGCTACTAATATAACTTTAGGTAGTCATAATTCTGCAAACGCATCAGATACTATGATTTGTTATGCGTTTAGAGGTATTAAAGGATTTTCAAAATTCGGAACTTATACTGGCAATGCTCTTACAAATGGCCCATTTATTTACACAGGATTTAAACCAAATTTTGTCATGACAAAATGTTCTAGTCATGGTTCTTCAAACTGGGTGATATTAGATTCTACAAGAGATCCTTATAATGTTGGTAGAAAAAGATTATATCCTAATTTATCTAATGCAGAAGATGAAGCAGATAGAATAGATTTTTTATCTAATGGTTTTAAAATAAGAGGAGACGGCAACGATACAAATGGAACAAGTGGTGGATCTGGAAGAAAATATTTATATTGGGCGTTTGCCGAGCATCCTTTAGTATCATCAAACGGCATTCCAGCAACAGCGAGATAATGATAAAGTTTGTTCTTATTCTTCAGATATGTTCTGGAGTAATGCAAACTTGCCTAGCTCCTGTAAAGCCAGATGACACACTATATAACACTTGGCAAGAATGTGGTATTCAAGGTTATAAAAGTGCGTTGGAAATGATTAAGTTAGATACTAAAAATACTAATAAGCTAAAGACATATATTCGATTTGAATGTAACGAAGTTGTAGTTAGAAATACTTAACTACTTATGTTTAAAGGACATAGAATTATTGTAATAGGTGATACTCACGATTCACCAAAGATTCCTCAAGATAGATTTAAATGGATTGGCAAACATATTAAACAAACTAATCCTGATTATATAATACAAATAGGTGACTGGGCTTCTTATGATAGTCTAAGTTATTTTCAAAAAAATCATACACAAGCTGGTAAGTTAAAAGATGCTTATATGGAAGACATAGAATCTATGCGTAGATCTATAGATTTATTAGATAAACATATAGATAATGATTTAATTCCTAGACATTGTACATTCGGTAACCACGAACAAAGAGTTTATAAGTTTGAAGAAAACATTCCAGAGATTGCAGGTATGATGAAAAAGGAGCTTCATAATTCCTACAAAAGTAGAAACTGGAAATTTTCTCAGTACGGGGCTTTTATTAAAGTGGCAGGAGTATCGTTTACTCACTGTCCATTAAATATTATGGGAAAAGAATATGGTGGTAAAAATTGTGAGATACAAATAGCTAATGATGCGACAAATGATATTGTTTTTGGACATACTCATAAATTTAGAGATTGGAAAGCTCCTAAAATAGGCGATAAAAACTTTGTAAGAATAGTTAATGTAGGATGTGCGTTGCCATTCGGTCATGTTGAGGAGTATGCAAAGTTAAACCTAACAGGTTGGAGTTGGGGAATAGTTGAATTGGGGATCTGGGATAATCATATTCAAGAGAGTCAATTTATATCAATGGACAGATTGGAGAAACAATATGGATAAACTTAAAGAGAAGTGGTCACAATTAAAAGATTGGATTGCTCGTAAGATAGACGAATATTTACAGAAGTAATTATGATACAAAGAGATAAAACTGACTCTATTGTAGTACATTGTTCGCAGACACCAAAGTCTATGGATATTGGTGTAGATAAAATTGCTCAATGGCACATTCAAGATAATGGGTGGGAAGATGTAGGTTACCACTGGATTATTAAAAGAGATGGAACAATTGAATCTGCAAGACCTGAAGATATGCAAGGAGCTCATGCACCTGCTGCTAATCACAGATCTGTTGCAATTTGTTTAATTGGTGGATCACAAGATGATGGTAAGGGTTGGGAAAATAATTTTACTGATAAACAGTTTGAATCTTTAAAGAATAAAGTAATAGATATTCAAGATAAATATGAGATTACTCATATTATTGGTCATAGAGATGTAGATGATAGGAAAGAATGTCCTGCATTTAATGTAGGGGAATGGGCGACAGATAATGGCTTGGTTTAGTTTAGCAAAAATGGCTCTCCAAGCAGGAAGCCATATTTATAAAAAACGACAAGAAACTAAAATGATGATGGCAGATGCTCAACATCATCATGCTGCTAAGATGGCTAAAGGCGATATTGAATATCAAGGTAAATTATTAGAAGCAAGACAATCGGATTGGAAAGACGAGTTCGTTTTGATTATACTTTCAGCTCCCATAATTGTACTTGCTTGGGCAGTCATAAGTGACGATCCTGAAGCGATGGAAAAGGTAAAACTTTTCTTTGAATATTTTTCAACACTTCCTCAATGGTTTACTAATCTTTGGATATTAGTTGTAGCTTCTATATTCGGTATCAAAGGTACACAAATTTTTAGGAACGGTAAAAAATAATGCCTAGAAGACCTATTCAAGTATCTTCTGAATCAGGTGTAGCTATGCCAATTAAAAACTTAGTTAGTATAATTGGAGCTGTTGCAGTTGGTGTATGGGCATACTTTGGAATAGTTGAAAGAATTAATCAATTAGAAACTCAAAATCAGCTAATGACTAAAGATTTAGAAAGTGCTGTAGAGTTTTCTATTAAATGGCCACGGGGTGAATTAGGTTCTTTACCTGCTGACTCTGAACAATTTTTATTAATCGAAGATGCAATTAAGGATATTGAAAAGATACAAGAACAAATGGAGTCTATGATGCATAATAAAGTAAATATCGAAAGATTACAAAAAGATGTAGAAAAACTTTTAGGCGACATTGAAAAATTAAAAGATAAACAACGGGAGTTTGCAAATGGAAACGGTCACTAGTGGTGTAATTGCTTTGTGTATGTTTTATCAAGGTGGAATTATAGAACATACTTATGTTAAGGATCAAAAGATGAGTACTTGTCTTAAAATGAAAAGAACAGTAGAGAGATCTGTTAATCCACAAAATGTAAGAATGGCTTGTGGCAAAATTGATGTTGTACTCGAGGAGTTTATGGGTGAAACAAAAATCGTTAAAATTATCAAAGAGAAGTATTAAACAATGGCTAGATGATCTAGCTAATAATACTCCCAATTCTGGAATGTTTGATCCAGGGGATTTTAAACAGGACTTAAAACATCATGAAAAAATCTTGGACAAGAAAAAAAACATTAGTACTCGTTTGCGGAAAATGCCATGAATGTGGCAAAGAATTATTGTCTAATCAGGGAGGTTGGATAGTAAATGGTGAAGGTCGCAAATTTCATGAAGATCATAAAGGAAATAGCTGTTTCGACAAATATATAGGTCGTAGAAGGGTCTGAGGAGCTCCAGAATTGCAATTCTAAGGTCTATGCATACCTTTATACCCCTTAAATCTAATAGCTCTGTATGAGCTTCTAATTGAGTTTTTTGCCTGATTCAATGAAATCCTCTGATTCCATTTGAGCTAATGCTGATTTGAGTAATAGAATAGAGAATTTCTTGGATTTGTATATATCGGCAATGTTCATAACACTTGAAATTAGAGCTACTTGTATTTGATCAATGTTAGTACCTTTGAATACTTCAACAGCTACCTGTTGCATTACATCATCAGTACTACGAACGCATTTATCAATATCTAGATCTCTTTTTTTTAAGATATTTTTTAAATCCATTCGGTAACAATATCTAACATATTTTTTAAAAAAAACTCACTTAATATGTGAGTGTATAAAGAGGGGTTTATACTGTAAGCCAACAGCTATATTAATAGGTAAGGAGGCAAGATGACTTTCATCATTAAGCTAACACCTACTAATACTAAACCCCTCCCGAAGTTGTAAAAGATTCCACAAAATGTAGAACCATTACAATTAAGGATATTTTTTTCCTTGGGAAATCCCTTGGAGTTAGGTAATCCATTAAACCTATCTAATAGCTTTGATATCAAATATATGCGTACTCCTGTTAATTCAGGTTGACCTGGAATAAATTTATTCAGACTTCTCAGGTAACGATACCTTTGGGCCTGTAGTCCATTGGATTTACTCGTTATCATATATTATATTCTGATACTATTAAATTCTAGAATTTTTTTTACAAGGTAATGGCTTTTTTATATAGGTCGTCACCCTACAACTGGACATTTTAAGTTCCTCCAATTCTTTTATGACTGATCGGAACACCATTACCTCTATCTAATCTAGATTTAGAATTGCTTATCAAAATCAGTATCAGTTTCTTCTGAATCTTTTACTGCTTTCGCAGCAGATTTAGAAGCACCTACTAATCTTATAACACCTGAGAATCTAGGAACTAAAACTTCAGTTACATATCTTTGATTCCCTTTAGAATCTTTATATGATCTGTTTTCTAGTTCACCTTCAACATAAAGTTGAGTTCCAGATCTAGCATAATTTTCTACATTAGTTGCTAAATTAGGATCAAACACTTTAACTTTATGCCAAGTTGTTTGTTCTTGTTTTTCGCCTTGTTTATTCTTCCACGACTTGTTTGTCGCTAAAGATAAATTTGCGAATTTAGATCCTTGAGATGTAGTATTAATCTCTGGATCTGCTCCTAGTCTTCCTACTAGGATAACTTTATTTATCATTTTTCTCCTTATTGTTTTTATTTATTTGTACTACTTTGGCTTTAACACCTTCAGCAGCAGCTTTACCATTGAACTTCTCTTTCATTGTTTGAACATATTTATTATTATCAAACAAACCAAGAAATACATCAGCACTAACTCCTAGATGACTGAATGCTTTTGTCATAGCATCTGTCAAAGCTTTTTTAGGAGCTTCATCATCAAGCGAACCTGCTTTCTTATATAAAGCACATACTGAACTTACTGGGCCATATCTGTACCAGATGTCTTCTATGCGATATACAATTTTTACTTCTGCAAATACATTAGCATCAGTATAATGATATTTTACATCGTAACTCCAACCTGATCCAACAGGGCCAAATACTCTAGTCATACACATAACTTGGTACATTGGATCTATTGTAGTTAAAGTTTTTCCAAACTTAGGAAATGGTTTAGTATATTTAGGATCTGTATGTTTAAACTGATCCCATAAATATGTATTCTTTCCTTCTTCTATTTTCATATCGTTCCTCCTTCCATTAATTGATCATTGATATGTTTTCTACTTACTACATAAACATAAGCATTTCTATCACTAGCATTTTTTCTAGTTTCTTTTCTTTCAATCTTACCTTGTTTATATAATTCAGTTACTCTTGGTCTAACTGTAAAACTACTTAAGTTTAATAACTCTGCAATTTCATCAGCTGTTGCACCAAAATTACCTTTTTGTTTTATAACATTAAAACACTTTTCTCTTATTGTAACACTTCCTGCTGCTATTAACTCTGCAGCTTCTACTGAAGTTTCTCCTTCTTTATCTTTATATCCTGGATAATAAGGGTACGAGGACTTTGTGTTTTCCATCTAATTGTTCTCCTACTGTTTTAAAAGTTTCCCAACTGACATTATCAGGTGGTGCTTTTTTATTTTTTACAAAATACCAAAATAGGACTTCTGCTGCTATCAATTTCTTTTGAAACTGTTCATTAGCTTCTACTTCAACTATTTCATATTTCATATTGCCGAAGAATATTGACAGATATGCTTTCTTAAATCCACTCACCATCAAATAATGCTGAATCTGTGCTATATATTTATCTAGACATTTTTGTGGATTACTAAATGCATTTGTATGTTTGCATTCTAATATTGCATCTTCAATTAAAGCTGTATCATTTGTAGTATTAACAACACCATCTATATGAGCATACATATAATCATATTTAGGATGAGTTAAAAATTCTTGTTGTCTAGTAACTACATTACCTGTTTGTTTTTCATACCATTGAATATTAAATGGTTCAGTATGTACTCCCATTTGTACAGGTAATACATCTGATAAATCATTAGGTGGAGTTTCTCCTATTTTTTCACTCCATACTTGATACCAATCTCCTTCGTATAATCTAGTAGCATCACTGCCACCTATTCCTTGTGTTCTATCAAAATTTTTCATTTAGTTCCTCCTATTTTATAAAAATGTTTTGGTTTAGTTTTTAATTTTCGTTTTATGAAATATTTTTCTAACTGACATACCAAGCTGTGTAGCTCGTCTTTGTCTAATTTTTTCCCATTTCGCTTTTTGTATTTCTTCATTTTTCCTCATCAAATCGTTTATTCTTTCTACTTGATCCTTCGGTAATTTATTAGATAATAACTTTGTGGCAAATTCGTGATATATATCATCATTAAATTCAATATTTCTATAAAACTTTAACAATTTCATTTGCCATAACTGCTTCCTTACATGAGGTGCAGAATAATCAAATTGTTTCCGTGTTTTTATCCTTTTCATTAGATACTTCCTTTTCTGTAAATGTATTTTCTTTAAACTGTTCAAGCATCTTTTCTAATTGATCTTGTTTAGATTTAAATTTATCTACAATAGATCTAGCTTTCACTAGATAATGGATAGCATCTAAAAGTTCTTCTACGGTATCATCAATCCAAGCATCAAATGGTTTATCTCTATTTTCCATAGATACTCCAAATTTTTCCATACCTTCCATATGTCTTTTAACAATTATCTCTATAACTTTATTTACTATAGGATCATTTGTTAATTGACCTGGATCTACATCTGGATTTACTGCCATATTATTCCTTTGGGGTTAACATTATTTTCATATCAAGTGAATCTGCCCAACAACAGAACAGATACCCACTAGGTCTTCTTATACCAACTTCCCATTTGGAAACAAGACCTTTAGCTACTCCTAATACTTCATCCATCTCTAATTGAGATATGCCTTTCTTTTTTCTCGCAGCTACAAACTGTGGGATCAAATGTTCATGAAATATTCTTCCTAATGCATATCGATTTGACATACAATATCTTGTACATATTTTGAAAAGCAATACAAGTACTAGTTTATAAGGGGTTTTTTATTCCACAGGAAACCCCACTAGATACAACCTGCTATTTAGACACTCACTCTCGCTTGTGCACTGGAATTAACTAAACTCTTGTTGTGCTTTCTAGCTTTTTTATTCTTTGATTAATCGCTTCTAAAGCCTCTTTATTTGTTGCTATATAAAGATTAAATGAGTCTTGTTGAGATTTAACTGCTTCTGCTAATCTACTAGCTCCAGTAGTTAAATCATTAATTATTGACATCATTTTGTTTATCAGTTCCAATGTTTGTTGCTGATGTTGGTTCGGTTTTATTTCCTTCGGTAAACTGAACAGATCTTTTAAGTTCATTATTATTCCTCTCTATTACATTTGTTATTGTTGGTAGAAAATATAGTAAATTTTTATTGGTAGCTTTTGCTATCTCAATAAGTTTATCTATAGGTACTTTGTTTGTGGCTTTCTCGTACTTTTGTATTTGTTGGAAGGTTACTCCACAAACATTTCCTAATTGTGTTTGTGTCATAACTTTTCTAGTTCCACCTACTACTCGGTATTGGTATCTAGATTCCAATATTTGTTTTCCAATATATATATATAAATCAGAATTGTTCATTGATCTTTTACTCATTAGTGTACATTTCCTTTCCTTCTTGTTGCTTCTAGTGTTCTCCATACATCAATTCGCATTATTGCAGAATTTCTTTTAGTTTCTAATGTATGAAATTCTTTATTTAACTCGTGAGTCTTTTTTTGTGTTTCTACATAATCAGTTGACGCATAAAATGCTTCACTTGATTTTGCTACAGACTCACCTGACTCTGTTATAAATGCTCCCTTAACAGATTTAGTAGTATTCTTAATATGTTCTAATCCTGCTTTAAGCTCTGCATATCTAACATCAGTCTTTGCTAGGAAATCTAGGTCTTGTTCTACTGTTTGCATTGTTACTTTCATTATATTTTTTCTCCCATAAATATTTTTTATATAATTGTCTTATTTTTTTATCTTTACCAAATGTATCAATGTGTGCCATCTCACACATTAATTTAAACAAACGGTAATCCATTAGTTCACCATTTTAGGGTCAAGATCCTTTAATATCTGTAATAACATTTTAGTATTTTCTTCTTTAATAGTTCGTTCTCTCTTATTAAAAGCTCTTACAAAATGTATTATATCCATTTCAGCAATAGGAATATATTCTCCTCTTGATTCTGATAAATATTTTTGTGATAATTGTTCAGGTATATCAGAGGGTATAGTTCTACCTAATATCTGATCAATTTTTATCGCTTGTTTTAATTTCATTAAACATACTCCCTTCAGATTCATAATCTGTATATTCTTCAACTGATTGATTATAAGGCATTTTATATTCACCTGTAACAGCATTAATTTCTACTGTTCCACTAACATGAAATTCACCTGCAAATGAACCCCATTCATTTAAGAATCCAAATTCATAAAATCTTTGAATTAACCAATCTTGATCTACTTTAACATCATTATATTCTGTAGATTCATGTTCAAAAATATAAACTTGATTTTTTTTAT